AATCACATAAACAAATTTTTCTTTAGGGTTGCTTTTATGAAATTCTAAAAAGCTTGCCAAAGAATCCGGTTTGTATAATTCAAATATTTTATTTTTCATTTCTAACTTCTTGACAATGTTTAGCATAGGGTATATATAATTGTCAACTAGAAAGTAGAAAAAATTATGGGTGATGAAAAATATTTTGATAAACTTAAATTTGATTATAAATTTAAAACCAAACCTTACGATCATCAAAGATCTGCATTAGAAAAATCTTGGTACAAAGATGAGTTTGCATATTTTATGGAGATGGGTACTGGTAAATCTAAAGTGTTAGTTGATAACATTGCTATGCTTTATAATAGAGGTGCAATAGATGGGGCACTTATTATAGCACCAAAAGGTGTGTATAGAAACTGGTATTCTCAAGAAATACCAAATCATTTACCTAGTCATATAGAAAACAAAACTGTATTATGGACTGCTACTACATCCAAAGCAAAGGATAAAGAGTATCAACAATTGTTTAAAATAGATTATGACCTTCACATCCTTATAATGAATGTAGAAGCATTCTCGACAAAGAAAGGCCTTGAGTTTGCCACAAAGTTTTTAAACTGCCATAAAACAATAATGGCTATTGATGAGTCTACTACGATCAAGACTCCTACAGCTAAGAGAACAAAAGCTATTCTTGGATTAGGTGGCCTTGCAAAGTATAGAAGAATCCTAACAGGTTCACCTGTAACTAAATCACCTTTAGATCTATATACACAATGTGGTTTTTTAAATGATAATTTATTGGGGTTCATGTCTTATTATTCATTTAGAAATAGATACGCTGTTATGAGACAAGCAAACTTTGGTGGACGTAGAGTGCAATTAGTTAGTGGCTACCAAAGACTAGATGAATTATCTAGATTATTAAAACCTTTTTCTGATCGTGTGTTAAAAGAAAACTGCCTGGACCTACCAGAGAAAACATATATAGAGCGACAGGTAGAATTAACGGATGAACAAAAGAAAACATATGAGACTATGAAATCCGCGGCCCTCGCTTCTCTAAAAGGTAAGATGGCGACCGCACCTCATGTATTAACACAACTGATGCGTTTGCATCAGATCACATGTGGGCACCTGAAGAATGACGATGGCACAATTACAGAAATAAAAAATAACAGAATAGAATCTCTTTTAGATCTATTAGAAGAGACAGAAGGAAAGGCAATTATATGGGCCAACTATGTTTATGATATACAACATATTGTAAAAGCCATAAGTAAAAAATATGGTGAAAACTCCATCGTGCAATACTATGGGGCCATACCTGCGGAGCACAGACAAAAAAATATAGAAAAATTTCAGGACCCGGAATCTCCTGCACGATTCTTTGTAGGTAATCCACAGACTGGTGGTTATGGAATCACACTGACAGCTGCCAGTAATGTTATTTATTACTCTAATGGATATGACTTAGAAAAAAGGCTACAGTCAGAAGACAGAGCCCACAGAATAGGACAAAAGAAGGCTGTAACATATGTAGACCTTATAGCACCAAAAACGGTAGATGAAAAGATTAGAAAAGCGTTGCGTAAAAAGATTAATATTGCAACTCAAATAATGGGAGAAGAATTAAAAGAATGGATATAAAGTTTGAGATAGAGCCAATATTCAAGATAGAGTTTTTTAAGATCACGTCCATAGATTTTAAAAATAAAAAGAAAAAATTAGAGGAGGCTCTTGCTAGATATCCCGAAATGCCCCAGGCTAACTTCTGTAGCAACAGAAACAAATGCAGTATCAACACAGAGTTTAGAGAGATATTTAAAGATGAATTTAGTCTGATAAGAGCAAAATTTAATTCTAAAATAATATTACAAAGGGTCTGGTCTGTCGTATATCACAAAGGACATTACCATGTCCCACACAATCACAGCTCCCAAGGATATGCAGGTATATTGTACCTAGATATGAAACCAGACTCACCAAAAACCACATATATACAGCCATGGAATAACGAAGAGGATAGAAGTGTATTATACACACCACAAGTAAAAGAGGGTGACATGATTATAGTCCCACAATTTTTGACACATTACACAGAACCAAATAAGATAAATTTTAAAAAAAGAATCTTGTCTTTTGATTTTGTTTTAGAACCGGTATTATTCTAATGGATCTTATACTGTTAAACGATGGTTTATATAGTCTGGTGGCTGTAACCAAAGAGATGATGGAGGGTGTAGAATTATTAAGTGAGGTGAACTGTTTTGACCTTTGTGATATTTTAAGATTACATCTTACAACATATTGGGATGCACCCCATAATGTTCACGTCATGAATGATGGTAGTGGTTATTTATATGGCTGTATCTGTCGTTAGATTGGCTCGTACTGAGTCTTGCCAGCATCGTTTCTAAAAGCTTTTAATTTCTGTTTACGATTGCCGTCTTTATTATAAGATACATGCAACCATCCGCTTTCAGGTTCGCCTGTGTAGAATTCTAATATTGCTTGGTCGTAGTCTAAGTTGTTGGTGACCCACTCAAATAATTCTTTATTGTCTACCGAATAACATTCGAAGTCAGCCGCCTGGCCCCGTGCATGTTGAGATCGCTCCGAGCTGCCGATAGCCACACACAACTCTGGTGACCGATAACCCGAGGACACGCTCACAACTCCCCACTCATTACGAGTTGGTTGTAGAATATTCTCACATAATAATTTTAGATTCTCTTTGTGCTCTTCTGTCGGTGTATTATCAATACCCTTACGATCCGCTGTCTGCGATTTAGTAAGCTCTCTCAAACTAAAGTTGGAACTTAATTTCACGTAAACATCCTCTCTAACACAAAAACGACTGCTGTTCCCGCAACAGTCAAAAGAACCCAATAGATCTGGTCTATCTTACCGCCCAACTTTTCTACGTCTTCGTGCACGTGTTTTAAATTCTTTTTGACACCTGAGATGTGTCCGTACAAAGATAAAATGTGTTCTCTTGTGTTTTTAGGTTCGAATGCCATTATGTTATCCTATTAAATCATCTACTGTTTTTATTCTATCAATTTTATCCTTAGTTGTCTTTAGCTGATCGTAAGGTATATCACCTGCAGCTACTGTCGGTATGTTACCTTGTCCCAGGAATCCTAGCTCTATTAAAGGAGCCTGAATTGTGTCTAAAATTTGAGTTCCTAGGGTTATGTTTAGAGGGTTTTCTATCTCAGGAAACTCACCAAGTAAGTCTGCTCTAAATAGTTGTCTTCTAATATTTGCAATTGTTGGAAGTATATCTCTTAATGGATCTCTGTAATTAGGATCTACTTCTCGTATGTCTCTTGTTATTTCTCTAGACTTTCTAAAAATATTTTTAGATGGAATATAAGGCACAAATAGTTCTCTGCTTAAAGCATTGTAGTTTTTCTTTCCTATTTTACCTGAAACATATTTTCTAATATCTCTCATGTCTCCTTTTAAAATTTTAGCCGCATTTAAATCCTGCACAAAAGCTTTTTGAGTATTAAATAATGCTCGATTCGCATTAATGTATGCATCAATTAAATCTTTTGGTTCTACAACACCACCTCTTAAAGCAACGTTTTGAAATAATTGTTTGGATTCTCTAGCACCTCTCCCATACTCTGCAGTTTTATAAACCATAGATTTTTCAGGATCAATTTCAATTGCTCTAAATCCTATAATACCTAAAGCCTCATTGCCTAATTCATATTGTCTACCTCTGTCATCTATTCTTCCAACATCATCTGTAGGTTTCATAGATAAACCAATTCTTTCAAGTTGTTTCCAGTTTAAAGGAGCTTGTGATTGAATTAAATGTCCAACTGCTTTAGAAACTTTTGTGCCTAATGGATCTTTTTCTCTCCATACCCTGTATCCTTCAGGAGTTAGCCCTCTTCTAATAAATATATTATTTAAAGCTTCAGTCCAAATTGATTCTGAAACAAATGGTAAAGCTAATTCTTTTGTAGACTCAATCATACCCATAATGAAATCATTCATTAATCCATCTTTATCTTGTTCACCTGCAGTAACTCTATTTAATATAGTTTGAATAGGTCTTGTGATTGTGTCATATGCATTACTGTGAGAAAAATCTATGTACTTTAACTTACCTGTTTTTTTGTCTCTTATAGGAACTAATGTAGAATTTTTAGACCAATCAGCTACAAATCTTCTCATCGCTGCACGCTCCTCGGCTGTAACATCGTAAATCGTTGATGCTACTGCTACAACTCCTGTTGGCACCGCAGCTGTGGTAAATGCCATTCCTCCTAATCTTTTTAATCCAATAGTTCTTAATGGAGCTACAGTTTTACCATTAATAGTAGTCGTATAAAGTATTTCATCCAATGCTCTTGATACAATATTAGTGCTTGTTCTCATAATTTCCGCAGGAAAAGATACAAAATTTCCTATTGGATATTTTCTTAAACCTTTTACAAATTCATTAACATAAGCATAATTTGGAATATTGTTTCTTACAATATCTGCTGCTTGTTCTTCAAAGAAATCATCCTTGCCATTCCATCTCACTGTTGGCACCATTTCTTCTGCTTGTTTTCTACTAATTCCTGATTTAATTAATTCTTTTACTTTTTTAGCCCCTTCTATGTCATGAAACGGCATACCCTCTCTCAACCCTTTATCTCTAAAAGCATTTTGTAATCTGTTATTTTCACCTATAAAAGAAAAGATTTTCCAAAAATCATCTTCAGCTGTGTATGCATCTTCTGAAAACTTTTTAACTCTTGATAATCCTTTAAGTAATCTGTTTAAACCATAACTTGCTAGGTTGTCAGCAGACGCAAGCTTTCCTGTAATACCACCAAAGTTAACATCTCTTAATAAATTTTGTAAATCTCCAAGTTGTACTTGTGAGTTTACTACTCCAAGTTTTAAAAGTTTTTGATAAAATGCATTGTCTTTTCTTGCTCCTGGTGATGCAACTTGTAATGAATTAAAAGCTCGTTTAACTGCGCTAGGACTAGAAAATGGGATAATACCATTAGCCATTGCAAAAGCTCCTGCACTTATAAAGTTTCTTGCGTGTGTAAATGGCGAAAGAATTGTTTTAGCCATCTGTGAAGTAGCTTTTGGATATAAAATTAAATTTTGATAGATCTGTGAACCGAGTCCTTTGCCTGCAGCTATCGTATCTATGTTGTTTACAAGACCATCAGCGTTTCCTATTAATGCATATTTAGTTCCTAAAGGATTATGAATAGGAACATTTAAATCAACTTCACCTTTTTTTGCATATATGGATCTTTTTTCTCCTTTTAATGGTCTTAATGTTTGTTTGTAATCTACAGGAGCAATTTTTTCAATTCCTTTAACACCCACTTTTTCTACAGTAACAGGAGTTATTGCTTTCCAATCAACATTTTCTCTACCACCAAATAATTCTGCTGCTTCATTTCTACTATTTGCAAAAATAGGAGTTTTACCTGCAGCCTTCATTTCATTAGAAATGTTAATAAGATTATCAAAGTATTCATTTCGTCTAACAATACCTGAAAGTTTAGCTGTGCCGTTTAAAATAGTTTGAAATGCGTCATTACTTTTACCAAATAAATCTTCAATAACTTGTTTTTGAAAACCTGTTAAATCAGACAAGTTAATATTGTCTGACATTTTTAATGCTTCATCTGCCATAGATTTTCCTAAAAAGAAATTAGGGACCTGAAAATATGGATCTGATTTAGATGCTAGTCTAAAACCATCTTCGAGATTAGGAACTATTTTTCCGTTAACTTCTCGAAATGCAGAGTTATAAACATTTAATACTTCTTGTTGTGCTGCCGCGTCTGATAGTTCTTTTCCTGTATTTTCTCTATACAATTTTTTAAAAGATTCTTTTGCAGCATCCATTACTTGTGCGGTTGGTTCATATAATTCTCCTATTTTAGATTTTCTATTTTTAAAAATATCATATGTGGAATCTAACCAAGTTGTAACTTTATCACCGAAAAGTTTTTTAAATTCTTGTGCTCCTTCATCATCTAATCTTTTACCCATTGAAGTAAATAATTTACCCCAACCCTCTCGCATTACTCCAAGATTTAATTTTATATTTTCTATGTCAGCTAAACTTTTTGCAGAGTTTGGATTTTTTTGTAATTTTTTTATTTCTTGTACAAATTCATCCATAAGTTTAGGGTTCATTGCACCAAATCTTATTTTTTCTATAAGTAATCCTTGTGAGTCTGTAGTCGTATCTATAATTGGATCTAGTTTATTTGCATTCTTTTCACTAGATAATAAAAGTTGATTCATCTTTTTAAGTAATGCTCTTCTTTGACCATCAACAGTTTTGTCACCAATAGCTCTTTTAAAAAATGGAAACAGTTTACTAATCTGTCCATCTAATTCTCTAATAATAGTTTCAGCGGTATTTTGATCAGCAGCCTCTGTTCCTAATAATTTTCTTTGCGCTAAAAATGCTTCTCTAGTTTGTTTTCCTCTAGCTCTAAATGGTTGTGAAATCCACCTATCTAACCATTTATTAAGTTTACCATCTACAGCTCGACCTGCATTACTACTATCTCTTAATTTTTTAATTGCTAAACCTGCGCCACCCAACGCACCTGCAAATAAAGCACCTTCAGTTCCAAACTTTAATTTGTTTAATAAAGCTTGTGCGGGATCATAGTCTGTGCCTTCTAATTCTCTATCTAGTTCTGTTGGTCCTCCAATTAAATCTCCAAATGTACCTGCATCTTCTACATCTGCTACAAAGATTCCTTCTGCAACCCCAGCTCCTAATGCTCCAGACCCAAACGTAACTGCTTTACCTGTCTTTGTAAGTTGTGGTGCTGTTTTCTTAGCTATCTTTTTACCAATAACTTCTGCAGCTTCTTTTCCTGCTTGTGTTGAAAGATTAAGAAGTCGACCACTTTGTGATGCAACAATACCTGCTCTTGCTATACTAGATGCAGCTTTGGCTGCAAATCCACCAGGCAGACCAATGTTAACAATAAGTTCTGTTATTTTACCAGCAGCTGTTGCTTCTGCCATTTCATCAAAAGGATTTATTTTTGCAAAATATTTTTCTACCTCTGCAGCTTTTTCTGTGTCATTAAATAAATCATAAAACATTGCACCTGTAGATATAAAACCCTCAGGTATTTTAAAAAGACCAGAACCAAGTCCAGCCATTACAGATTTAAACGTACTGATCTCGTTATCTTTTTCTGCTTCTTGTATAGTTGCTTGATTTAAAGATTCGTAATTTCTAGTAGCCATTTAAGCCCCTATTTTTATTTAGTACCGGTTGTTAATGATTCAGTAAGTTCTTCAACTACTTGACCATTTTTAATAGTAATGATTTCATTTTGTTTGGTATCTAAATAGGTCCCATCTTTTTGATCTCCACCTTGAATAAAGATTCCACCCCAGTCATCGTAATATAAAGGACCTAGAGCATTAATTTCAGCATTACTCATTTTAGCACCTATATCATCTGAAAGAGCACTTTTTCTAACTTGTGCCTCTAGTGTTGAAGCGTAATTGTTTTTATTCAACCAAGCTACAAACTCAGGACTATCTTTAGCCAAGCCCATAGCGTATGTAATATCTTTTTCTGTAATACCTTTTGCAAATACTTTATTTTTAATTGCTTCTAAATCTCTAAGTCTTTGTGCAAGAATTTTCTTCTCTGCAACATCTGTTGTAGTTTTTAATTGTAGTTTTAATCTATCCATTGCAGCGTTGATTGATTTTTCTGATTGTAAATCTTTAAAGTCAAATGATTTATCTTGCATTAATTCTTTAAATGCCATTTGAGTAGCAGTATCAAATCTTCCTTCTTTTCTAGCAGATGCAATATCTTCTAGTTTTTCTCTTCTTAGATCTGCTCTGTCCTTTTCTTTTTCAGTTCTGCTTGGTTTTTTAGTTAAATCTTCAGCTGCTTCACCTAGCATTCTTCCAACAGTTGCACCTTCTTTTTGTGACTTAGCAAATATATTTAAACCTAAGTCTGATAGATCCGCGATTCTCGCTTTTTTAATTCTTTCAGCAGACTTAGCATCTAAGTCTTTTAATCTTTGTTGCATTCTTTCATCGGCACCTGCGTTCATAGCTTCAAAGTAACTGTCAGCTAATTCTTTGTAACCGATTGCACCTCCGTCTACTTCTTGTTCACCCTCCATTTCAGTAACACCTGCAGGTATTTCAAAATCAGCCTCAGATGCATCTTGTCCACCACCTTTTATTCTATTAGCCTCTGCTTCTTCTGTTTTTTTTCTATCCATAATTTTTTTAACTTGATCTGCACCTTCTTGGTCCATAATAGCTTGTTCTCGTGCATCAAATACAGGATTATCTATGTAAGATTTAATTCTCTCTTTATTTCTTAACTCTACTTCATTAGAAGGTCTAAATTTTAATTTACCCTCTTCATCAAAATAAGGTTCTGTAACCATTTCTGCTTCTTCGTATTCATCTTCAGAAGATATTTGAGGAATCATTTCTTGAGACATTTTAGTTGCTAAAGGTAATACATCTCTTTCATAGATTCTTTTAAAATCTTTTTGATTGCCAAAGAACGGTGCATCTTTATCCTCAAATTCAGTACCAAACATATAGTCGATAGCTCTATTACCACCTTTTTCTAAAGGTGCTTGTATATAATTCATGTATAAATCTTTTAATGTGCTGTTTAAATTTGCTGTATCTTTACCAAATCCTGACATAAACACTTTTTTCTCAGCCATCTTTTTGATGTCTGCTCCTGTAATTCCACCTTCAGGTACAGCTGAGAATCCTGCGGGATATATTGGTGAGCCTCCAACATTAAAACCTCTTCTTTTGTTATCACCTAATCCAGAGGCAATGCCGGTATTGTAGCTATCTACTTTACCACCTCTAAACATAGGTCTTCTTAATACTCTGCTCATTATCCAAATAATCCTAATTTACCTGCGATACCACCAATACCTGCTGCGCCTCCTAAGAATTGTGCCATAGGACTAGCTGGTGCTGCTGGCGGTGCATATCCTACTGTCTGAGTCGGAAATGCTCCTGGTTGAATTTGTGCTAGTTGTTGACCAATTAAACCTAATTGTGTGAATGGTGCAAACTCTGCTTCTCTTGCCGCGATTTGATCCGCATCTCTTTGGGCTTGTGCCACAGCTTGTTGTTGTTGACCTAGTGCAGATTGATACTGACCTAATCCTTGTCTTGCCGCAAGATCAGCCGCCGCTGCTTGTTGTGCTTGTTGAAATCCTTGTGCTAATAATTGTGCTTGTAAATTTGCTCTATTCATCGCAGCGCCTTGCGCCGCTTCTGCTGCCAATACACCTTCTCTTGCACCACCGAAAGCTCCGGCTTGTATAGCTCTATCTCTTTGACCTGTTTGTGCAATTGCTTGTTGTCTGTCAAATTCTGCTAATGTTGTATCAATAACCTCTTGTTGATACGGAGACATATATGCCTGGAATGCATCTGGACCCGTTAGAGCATCTAATCCTTTTGCTCTGTCTACAACATCTTTTTGTAATTGTGTTTGACCTTCTACTGTAGGTGCATACTTAGATGTATCAATACCAGCAAAAGTTGATGGTACTGCACCTTTACCTAGTTTATCTACAGATTTTAAAAAGGCTGTAAGCGAACCCTCTAATATCGGTGCTGGTTTTGTTATCGTTACTGTTTCATTAGACATTATGCTCTAGCCTCCAAATTATGCATTAAGTTGTACATTCTCTTTGCACCTTTATTAACACTGCCACCACCTGCTGCTCTTACAGCATCAGCAGTCATTACAAATTCGTTTTTAGAAAGTCTTGCAGGTACATCATCTGCTCTTTCTTTTTTACCAATTGGCACAAATCCCCCACCTCTTAGATCCATTTCTTTACCACCAAGGTTCATTAATCCACCGTCTTTAGCTTCTGTAACACCTTTCATTATATTAAACTCTTCTCTTAACATTTCCATTTCATCTGCATTTAATTCTCTTAATGTTTTTCCAAACATATCCCTAGCCATTCTATTTAATCTTTCTGATTTAAATCCTTCTCCTAAAGCTAATAAATCACCACCGTTTTCCATATTAATTCTAGTTGCCATTAATCCACCGTCTTTTTTAGCGATAGGTTGATTCATATTTTTACCTAATATTTCTGTTTGTATAAATTCAAATTCTGCTCTGTCCATATCACCATTTCTATACATCTGATTCGAGTACAATTCATAGAATTCTTTTTTTCTGTCATCAGGCATTACACCATTCGTGTCATTGTACATTGCTTCTATGATAGCTCTCATCTCTGATTGACCAGGCATTTGAGTTACTTTTAATTTATCTATTAAAAATTCTTTTGGTTTTTCTTCTATTTTTTCTACAGCTTCTGTTATACCACCAAAACTTACATCACCACCATTATCAAATCCTACTCTACCACCTTTTCTTAGACTTATTAAACCACCAGTTTTGTATCCTGCTGCTGCAATTGCATCTAAAATCTCATCTTCACTAAATCCATATGCTTCCATAGCTTGTCTAATTGCAAAAGCTCTTGACGCATCATCTTCTCCTCTTGCTGCTGCATCTTCTTCCATCATTCGATCATATTCATCTTGTTGTCTTTTGGCTGCTGCAAACATTAAGTCTCCAGTTGCTGTTGTTGCTGGTACTAATGCAGCTTTAAGACCTGCTTTACTAAACGGATCTTTTCCACCAGCTAAAAGTATATCAGAACCTTTTTGAAGTGTATCTATTCCGACGTTTGTTGCTTTATCTAAAAAACTAGAAGGAGCTAAATCAGTTCCTCTCATACCATACTGAGTCATTTCATTAAAACTATCCGGTCTTAATCCTTCTATAGAAGATTTAAATCCAGGACTAGTCATGGCACCAGTCAACGCTCCGATTCCCGCTGATAATAAATTAATATCACCTTCATTACCTTCTTGAGATAATTGTCCTAAAATATTAGCACCACCAGATAACAAAGCTCTTTGCATAATGCCTTTACCAAACAGACTAGCTGTTGGTCCAAATACTGGTGCAAACGCTGCAGCATAAGGTAAAAAAGGTTTTACCTCATTAGGTATTATTTTATCTAATACTTTTGATACTGGTTTGAATACTTTTTTTAATAATCCCATATTTTCTCTTTATGTAGTGCAATGATAGCAAGTTCGCAAAGCTTGTAAAAAGGCGAGTGTATCACAATTTACTAGGTTTTTATACATTCGTCAACGATCCTATAAGTTAGTTTTATTACCAAAAGCCGAGGGCCCCACTATCACATTAACATCTCTTGATATATCCTCTTTGGTCGTGTCAGTGACCGGGCTGTTTACATCATCCTCTGCCTCTTTATCAGACAGATATTCTCTGCCTGTTTTAAGGTGTTTTATGGTCACCTCTACCCTAGGTTTATAAACCTTGACTGTCTTACCCTCCACTATCTTTTCTTCATAGCCTTCTTCTTGCTCTACAAATGGCATTATCTGTCCTCCCTATTAATCTCTAATATTGATGCTATAACATCTACCTGACCGCTGGTAGCCTGCACCTTTAATATCTCACTTTCCTGCATAATCAAGGGCTCACTTAACACTTGTTCCTTTTGATTAGCAGCTAAATCTATGTCATTATCTATCACAAACGCTGTGCCTGATGCATTGGTTAATGTGGCTTTAACAACAGCTGCACCACCATTGTCCTCAGATACTAATAAAGATTTGACAATAGCTCTAGAATTTGATGGCACCGTATACAGAGTTGTAAGATCTGTAGTTGTTAGACTTACCTTATCTTTCTGTTGTGTTAGATATGTTGAGTTTAATTGTTCTATTAATATAGATAACGCTCTGTTTATCTGTCTTTGATTATCCTCACTGTATTCTTTTTTAGGTTCTGGTAATCTTACTACAATCTTTGCCATTATCCTCTCCTTCCGTCTGGTTGTAGGTCCACCTGAAACGTACCAAATCTCCACGATTCGCCGGCCCCTGTGTTTTCTATCTTAATATTTGCATATCGTCCTCTGGCTCTGGTGTCAACTTTAGTTGTGCTAGATGTAATTGTAAAAGGACTCAGAGTTGTTACACTATCAGAGTCTGATGGAAAATCTTTTATGGCCACAGTTATTAAATTGTTACCTGTCAATACTTTAAAGTTTGGTAGGAATCTACGCATCGCAAGAAATACCTCACTCTGATCTTTTTGTAATGAAAAACTAAATGATTTTATAAAAGAAGTTAAAGCTGTTGTGCTTCCATCAGGATTAACCTGATCTGTGCCTATCTCATGTTCAAAGAATACGGTTTGACCTAATCCCGTCTCGCCTTGAATTACAGGAAATGTGCCTGTGTTAGAACTATTAAAAGCTGTAGCGTATGGTTTTGGATAAACCAATGAATCAATCCATGTTGTTCTGATCGAGTTTGTATTTGTACCTGTATACCAATTACCCATAGGTAGATTAGCATTGTCCTGTCCGTAATTATAAACCACATACCTATCGTTAAATGTAGAGCTAGCTGTTGGGTACCACCAGATAACCTCTGTAAATAGATTGTTTATACCTGCACAGATCTGTTGACCTTTTGTTGTATCTATATCATCATAGATAAAATCCTCAACAGAACAAGGTAATGTATTTACTGTACCATCAAAAGAAAAGAAACCATTGTTACCCATCCAGTATGCAACACCATCAATCTCTATGGCTGCATTCTTACCAATCAATCCACAGTTTGTACCCACCTGTTCGAATCCAAATGTAAATGGTGCACCAACAAATTTCATTGCATACAATGCATTGTCTGTCCATACCAGAATATTTTCTTTTGCAACTAATGCACCCATGATCTTTGTGCCATCTTGCAATCTCTGTGTGCCGGCTGTGTTTGTTGCCTCTGGTGTGTAATTATTTATATCTTCATCAACAGAGAATCTTATAAGCATGTCATCCTGTGTTGCGGGTGAACCTATAGTTTCTTCTGTTCCAAAATGAATTAAGTGACGTGTTGTTGGTGATATTAGTGTAACTCTAGTTGCAGTTGGATTGTTTGTTGTTGCAAAACCAGCTGTTGATGTTGACGCTCTATTACCTGTTGGGTTAGCAGCTCCCGCATTCCAAGTAAAAGTTTTACCATTTGAAACAGTTGCGACCAATACTTCACCAAAATTACTCAAGGACCAAAGTCCTGGCTCAAGAGTTACGGTAGATGCCTGCACTGCACTACCAAAACCTGAGAACAAAGTTGCATTCTGCACTGTTGCATTTGTTGAGTGTGCCTGACCGTTTGATGTGCCGGCAGTTGCCGTTCCATTTGTACCTCTGGTAATACCTAAAAATTGTGTGGAATTTGTTGATGTGTATGTGATTAATTCACTATTCACTAATATGGTTCCTGAAGATGGAAAACCAGTAGTCGAATCTACTGTAACCGCGGTCCCAGATCCACCTGTACCAGCAGTGTCCGCGTTCAACGATCCATCTAATTCTGTCTGTGCAACACCGGTAATAGTTCCACCATAATTTCCAATACCAAAACCATAGCCATATGATTGTGCTGCAGGACCCACCACCTCGTAAGGAGTGATAGTTACTGATCCACCAGTGGATGACGAACCAGCTGTCGCTGCCTGTATAGTTAAAGTTTTAGAAGTTGGAACGGATAGAACCTGAAAGTTTATGTCATTAAATGTTGCTGTTGTAACACCTGTTGTACCACCTGGTAGAGTTGTTGCACTTAATCTGATTATGTCACCCACAGCTATTCCGTGATCTGCAGATGTTGTAAGAGTTACGGTTGTCGTTCCGTTAAAAGTAAATGTTGCACCTGTGATCGCAGTTGCAAGAGGTGTTATATCAAATAATTGACCTTCAAAATATAGAAGTAAAAATTTGTCTGTACCGATAGCTACATATCTATTGCCATCGGTATCAACAAAAGCGTGTTGTTTTCTTGCTACACCTACAATTGTATCTGTTAAAAGAGAGGACCAACCACCAACTTTTTCTGGTAGGCCATATCTAAACCTTACATTATCTGAATCTACCCAACGACCTTCTGCTCCAACTGAAGTATCTTGTTTGTCGATTCCAGGAGCAAACTTAATTTTCGTAAGCATCTATTACTCCTATGATGTTTGGTTGTATACGTATTGCCAACCTTTAGTTGCGTTTGTAAATCTCAATTTAATCGATTGATTATTACTTGTTAAATCTAGATTAGATGCAGCTCCTCTAATATTAGAACCATTTCTGTTTACGATAACTTTATTAGTTCCAAAACCCCCTGCTGCTGATACGTCCATAATACTAACCTCATCACCCATAGTTGGTGATGCTGGTAGTGTAATTGTAACCTGAGCTGCTTGTGTATCTATTAATAAATTATCACCAGCAACTGCGGTGTAAGCAGTGATGGAACTAGATGTGACCGCAAAGTTACCTTTTTGTAATATATCTAATCTTGCATCTGTTCCGTTAGAATGAATTAACATTGTTGATCCAACAGGCACAGCTATAGGATTCGATGAGCTTGCTGTTTTAATACTTAATGTGTATTTATTAGCTGTTGTTCTGTCGGTTGCATCTTGAATTATATATACTCTTGTTGCTGTTCCACCTGTTGTTGATGCAGGTATAATTAAAGTTTGATTTCTTTGTAATGTTCCTGTTAATTTTAAATAAAGATTTTTACCATCTGATGTTGCACCATCAGATAATAATAAAGTTACATCTGATGAGGCGTCAGTCATTGCAACATCAACTACACCTGTTGCTGATTGTTGTAATATCTGTAAGTTAGTATTTGTTATTGTGCCCCATAGACCAGCTTTCTCACCGGTTGCTACAAGTTCTAATGCTAAATCTGTTGAAAATGTTGATGCCATATATTATCCGTACGGTTTAATTGGTGTCCAAACCATTGTCGCTCCTGGTACAATTTCGTTCCACGATATAACACCTACCTCGCCTGTTCTTAAAGTCATAGCGTTAGCAGGTGCTGCCTGTATTACGTTTCCGACGATAGTAACAGATCCACTACGTATAATCAAGTTGTTTCCAGATGCTGTGATATCTGCGTTTGCAGTAACTGTGACTGTTCCCGTTCCAAGAGTTAGTGGGTTTTTAGATGCCTCAAGATTTGCCGTACCGACCAGTGTTACGGTTCCGACACCAAGTGTTAATTTATTTGGATCTATGTTTTGTTGAACGGCGTCTGCTGCAATATCTGGATTACCAATATTAGCAATTAGATTATTGCCTGTGACTGTAAGAGTTACTACGTTGTCCGCCGCTACTTGCGATATGGGAAATTGTGATATTGCGTCAAAACCTAAATTCATAAATGTCCTTAAAAGGAGACAGGGGGTATGTGGTGGTGCCCTGCCTCCATCTAAGAATTATATCATCGTTTGAACCAGGAAGGAAGACCTAAATGTGGACGCTTGTCAAACATATTATCTTTCGCTCCTGGAGTCTTACGATTGTTATAATGCAGGAAAACTTGTACGCATTCTTTACCTTTAAATTTTTCTCTCCAATGTTCTAGCTCTACACCCCTATAAACTAACATATCCCCAGGTTTCAGATCTACTCTAACTCCTTTTGCTTTACTAGCTGCTGTAATATCTTTACCATTCGGTGCGCCTACATTTTCATTTGGACTTAAATATATTGGCCAATCGTCACCACCAAGATTCATAGTCGTAGATATCTCACAACTAAATCTATCTTTGTGTCTTTTAAGTTCATCACCTTTTTTATAAATTCTTGCATAAGTATAAGCTGGATATAATTTTAATCCTGTTGCTTTTTCCATACTTGGTTGACATTTTAACATTAAAGTTTCCATAGCGATATCTGCATAATGAGAATAAGTATTTGGTATTTGATCATCATCATAAGATCCAAGTATATTTTCAAATGGTGAAAAGTATCTTGCTTGTCTACAAGTATCATAAACCTGTTTCTGCATTCTAAAATAGTTTGCAATAAATGTAGCTAAATCTTCTGATATAGCTTTTTTAATTACTGTATATTTATTTTTTTTAAAAGCCATAATTAAAACTTATGCTTATCCTTTCTTTTTTATTTAAATTGGGTTCAACATAATGTGATAGATAAGATGGAAATAAAACACATTGATTTTCTTTTGGATTTACTACCCAAGTAGATGAATTATATTCATTATAATTTTTTACCTGTTCATAATAAACATCAAGAGGTTCATTTACAAAAACTATATTTCCTGAATTTTTAGGAATAGAAATATAATATACTCCTGACACAGTAGAATATGGATGATTGTGCGGTCTATTAAAAGAACCTAAACTGTTAACATTATACCATAAATTATGTAATCTTAATTGTTTTGAAAGAAATAAGTTTCTTTCTATTTCTTTAACATTTTCATTAATTTTTTTAAATAAAGCTATAAATTTTTTTGGAACTGTTTCAAATGCATCACTTTGCCAGCCGTTATAATTACTTTTTGTTGTTCCTTTATTTTTCATTTTTGCATTTAAAATTTCTTTTTCATATTTTTTTATATTAAATTTAAAATCATTTATTGATAAAAAAGAACTAAAAATACTATACATCTTTTGCCATCTCTTTTGGCACTGCTTGTATATTCCAATGTATAAATCTAAATGGTTCAATGCCAAAGTCCACTGCATATTCGTGTTCTAGATAACCTGGAAATATAATTAATGATCCTGGTTTAGGTCGTAAATGAAATTGTTCGTGACCTGCCCATACACCTTTTAAGTCTGGTTTCATTTTTAATTTTGTGCATCTTGCACCGGTCTTTGGTTCGTGAAATATTGGATAAGAAGTTTTGTCACTACATTTTAAAAAGTAAAAACCTGATACATGTTGATTCCAATGTATATGTGCTGAATGATGTCCACCACCTTTTTTAGCAAACTCCTGTACCCATAGTTCAGAAAACATAGTTGTGTATTGTTGCATATCATAACCTTGGTGATCTAAATATTCCCAAGATTTTTGACCAATGTAATTTCTAAAATCTAAAAAATCATTGTCAGCTGTAAGTGGTGTTGAATGATAGGATCTACCAAAGTCACCATTCTTTTTTATAAATTCTTTTTCTCTTTTACGAGCATCAGCAATATATTTGTTACTTGCTTTGTTTAACGATTTAACAAACTCTGGTTTTTCCTCGTTCCATATTACAGTTGGAAAATAACTATTTATAAACATTATTTAAAAGGCCTCCCTAAATGCCATACCACAAGACTATATCTTGTGCCTGATGTTACCGGTTTAACTCTATGCCACACAAAACTAGGAAATACAATAATAGATCCTTTTGGTAATATCTCTTTACATTGTACTCTATGTTTTGATTCGTCTCTCATGTGTGGATCATAGTTTCTAAAATCAAATTCTAATTCACCACCTTTATATTTTGAACCATCCGTTAATTGACAAGTCATAGATAGTTTTCTTATTTTGCCATGATCTGGTGTATCTGGTTTATCATAAGGTTTATCCCAACTATCACAGTGCCAATCATAATATTGATTTAACTTATATTTTGTAAACTGACAAGGCTCACTTCTATCCCAATCAAAATTCCAACCAGCATTTTTATTTGCCATATGCACATACGGATGTAACTCCTTGTATATCCAGGTATCATTAAGCCATACCAGATCAGACTTTCTTTTACGCTGCATGTTTTTAACTTCATCCTCTTTTAATTCTCTATCAC